GGCCTGTTAGCTCGCGTTGGTTACGCGGTCACCAGGAACTGGCCGACGAACCGACGCGCCGAGCGGTCGGTGTTCGACGACTGGAGGATGAGGATGTTCACGCCGTCCTGGCCGGGCGCGGTGAACGTCGCGTCGAGGTGCTCGTCCGTTCCGCACAAGACGACTACGAGACAGGGCGCGCCTTGTGCGAAGCGATCCGCGCACTGTTCGACGCGCTGCCCTCGGGCACGTATTCGGGGCTCTCTGTGCTCCGTGTCCCCCCGATCGACACTGTCGCGTCGGTGGGGCCAGACCGTAACGAGCGACCACGATTCACGGCGAGGTTCGCCCCCGTCGTCCAACGCTAAGGAGCGACGCATGGCAAGCAGCAAGCAGGCAGGCGCCCGATACCGGGTCCTCGCTGGCATCGACTACCCGCCGAACAAGCGGGCAGAAATCGGGGACATTGTTTCCGACCTACCGGGCGATTCGATCAAGTGGCTCGTCGAGTGCGGCGCCGTCGAACTGTACTCAGAAGGAGACAAGTAAATGGCCTTCGTTCATGGCAAGAACGCCTGCGTGCTCGTGGGCAGCTACGACCTGTCCGCCTACTTCAACGACGTCTCCTGGTCGCAGGAACTGTCCGCCGACGAGACGACCGCGTTCGGCTCCGGCGACAAGACCTACATCACTGGGATCGGTGACGGCAAGATCAGCGCCTCGGGCCTGTTCGATGGGACCGCAGTTGTCGGCTCAGACGTCGTCCTCGAAGCCGCGCTGTCTGCGGCATCCGATTCGGTTCTACTCACCGCGCCCAGCGGCAACACGCTCGGCGCACGAGTGAAGCTGGCCGCTGGCCTGGAAACAACCTACGAGGTGTCGGAGAAAGTCACCGACGTCGTCGAAACTAAGGCCGAGTTCCAGGCGAACGGCGGAGTGGACGGCGGCATCGTTCTTGCTGCTGCCCGATCCGTTGCTACTGCCACCACCACTAACGAAACATCTCAGGACAACTCTGCGTCCTCGGCGAACGGCGGCGTCGCTCAACTACACGTCACCGCCAACGCGACCAGCTCCACCACGATCGTCAAAGTGCAGCACTCGTCGAACAACTCAACCTGGGTGGACTTGGCGACGTTCGCCACTGTCGCCACCACTGTCCTCACCGCTGAACGTGTCACCGTCGCGGCTGGCACCACCGTCAGCCGTTACTTACGCGCAACCTCAACGACAGCCGGGACCGGCGCCGTCGTCTACACCGTCGCCTTCGCGCGGCGCTAACTAAGGAGAAACAAGTGCCCACCTTCGTTCACGGCAAGAACGCATACTTCCAGCTCGACAACGCCGCTGGTTCCCTCGTTGATCTTTCCGCCTACTGCGATGACATTGGTTTTCCGCAGGAAGTCTCCGCAGACGAGACAACGACTTTCGGCTCCGCAGACAAGACCTACATTGTGGGACTCGGCGATGCGAAGCTGTCCGTCTCCGGCAAGTTCGACGCCACCTTGGACGCCCACATGCAGGGCGTCATCGCTGCACTCAAAGCAGGCACGAACGCCTCGTCCTCGTTCGTGTTCGGGCCTGCCGGTTCAGCGACCGGCAAGGTGAAGTACTCGGGCGAGTCGATCGTCACCAGCTACGAGGTGTCGGAGAAGGTGTCCGACGTTGTCGAGTTCAAGGCAGAACTCCAGATCACTGGCGCTGTCACGCGCGGCACGTTCTAATGGCGGGCCTACGGGAGAAGATCCTTGCCGCGCAGGACGTGGACAAGGAAATCGTCCACGTGGATGCGTGGGGCGTGGACGTCGAAGTGCGATCCATGAGTCTCGCCATGCGTGAACGTGTCGGCCAGCTCGCCTCCGACGCTGAGGAAGCACGCAAGGAAGGCCGCGACGTGCCGCCAGCGTTCTCGGCGTCCGTGGTGATCGCCACCGCGTTCGACCCGGACACCGGCGAACAGCTATTCACCGCCGACGACATTGCCGCGCTCAACGAGAAGTCGGCGGCAGCCGTCGGCACGCTCGCCGAGGTCGGTGCTCGCCTGTCAGGTCTGACAGACGACGCGAAGGTCGAAGCGGGAAAAGACTAGCCCTCGACAACCGGCGCCGCTTCCTGTTCGAGCTGGCGGAGTCGTTAGGGCGCACCGTTGACGAACTGCTACTAGGTTCCCCCGCTCACCGTCCCATGACGGCGTACGAGGCGACCGAGTGGATGGCGGTGTGGGAGCTACGGGCAGCGGAACGGAAACCGAAATAGAGAGGGGCACGTCGTGGCAACTATGGACGTTATGGCGCGCCTCAAAGCCGACGCCTCAGGCTGGGTGGCCGGGTTCAAGCAGGCCGAAGCATCGGCACGCAGGACCGCGACCGCTGCGACTGCTGCG